CATGTCCATCACAAAATTTATTTGACGGAAGCCAACATAAATGACCCAGAAATCACATTATCCTTTGATAATTTGGAGCTTTTGTGCGATTCTTGTCATAGTAAAGTACATCATCCACGCAAAAGTTCGGTACGGGACGATGTAATGTTCGATAGCAACGGAGATTTAGTCGCAAAACACTAATTTTGACGCAAAGGGTGGTATGTATGACCGAATTAACGAAAGATGACAGAGTCAGAAAAGAGATTTTGAGAATTAAAAAACTTTTGCGGGAACTACCAGAAGATCGGTTAAAAATTGCGGATGGGATTATCAGACGAGCGGCATTTATGCAGGTGACGTTGGAGGACTTGGAAGACGACATCAAAGTGAATGGCACGACTGAAAATTTCTCCCAAGCAAGAGACATCGAGTATGATCGTGAACGTCCGTCGGTACGGATCTATAATACCCTTGTCAAAAACTATGCGGCGGCGATGAAACAGATCGTGGACATGCTGCCACAAAACGACACCGCAAAGAAAAAGGATCAACTATTAGAATTTTTGAAGCGGTGATCCTATGAACTTTATTCAGCAATATTACAACGACATCATTGACGGAAAAATTGTGGTGGGCCGACGAATCCGCACCGTCTATGAAAAACTCATTCACGACATAGAGAATCCGGGCAAATGGCGATTTTGCGAGAAATCTGCAAAACGCCCTATCGATTTCATCGAAACGCTATGTAAACACAGCAAAGGCGAATGGATTGGCCAGCCAATGAAATTGGAACTATTTCAAAAGGCATTCATTAGCGCCCTATTCGGCTTTGTGAACGAGCAAGGAATGCGCAAGTACAAAGAAACGTTTTTTCTTGTGGCACGGAAAAATGGGAAGTCCTCTTTATTGTCGGGGCTTATGCTCTACATGCTGATTGCAGACGGCGAGGGTGGAGCGCAGATCGTTTCTGCTGCAACCAAGAAGGAACAGGCAAGCATTGTCTTTTCCGAAGCACTGAACATGATAAGCCAGTCCGATGCACTGAAAAACCATGTAAAGAAGCGGAAGACGGATCTTTACTTCCCACTGACCTTTTCCAACATGACAGCGCTGTCCAGTGACTCCAACACGCTCGACGGTCTCCACTTACATTTGGCAGTGATCGACGAGCTACACGCCGTCAAAGACCGAAACCTTTACGAAGTCTTGAAGCAAGGTATGTCGGCACGGCGACAACCACTAATGGTCATGATTACGACCGCCGGTACCGTTCGGGAGTGCATCTATGACGACATGTACGAATACGCTTCCAAGGTTTGCGATGGTGCGTTGCAGGACGAAAGGTTCCTGCCTATTCTGTACGAACTCGATGATCGGTCCGAATGGACAGATTTTCGTTCGTGGGAAAAGGCAAATCCGGGTTTGGGTCGAATAAAGAAGTTAGAGGACATTACGGAGAAAGTCGAACGGGCCAAATCAAACCCAAAAGACCTTCCGGGGATCTTAACAAAGGACTTTAATGTGCGGGAGACAACAGCGGGCACATGGTTGACGTTTGATGAAATCAACAACCCTGCCACGTTCTCAATGGACGATATTCGAGACTCATACGCCATTGGCGGTGTGGACTTATCCAGTACGACCGACTTGTCCTGTGCCACGCTTCTAATCATGCGGCCTGACGGTGTGAAGTGCGTTTTACAGCAGTATTTCCTTCCTGCCGAGAACATTGACGTGCGTGTCCGAGAGGACAACATTCCATACGACAAATGGGCTGAAAAAGGCTTAGTGACTCTCTCAGAGGGGAACAAAGTTAATTATACAGATGTATCCAATTGGTTCGATAAGATGTATTATGAATATGGGATACGTCCGCTTTGGATCGGGTACGATCCGTGGAACAGCACCTACTATATCCAAGAAATGCAAGACCGAGGGTACCAGATGCAAGTGGTCCGCCAAGGCGTAGTTACCTTGTCCCAACCAATGAAAGAACTCGGTGCGGATCTAGCTGCAAAACGGATCAACTACAACAATAACCCGCTGACCAAGTGGTGCCTTACCAACACGGCAATCAAAACAGACGAGAATGGGAATATCAAACCAATCAAAGGCCAATCTCGGACCATGCGCATTGACGGCACGGTCAGTCTTTTGATTGCGTACACCGTGTTGTTTAATAATATGTCCGACTATCAAACTTTAATTTAAGGAGGTGAATGGATTGCAGGAAAAACGGTCACTGTTTACAAGGCTTTTCGGTAAGCCGTCTGCTGGGCCTAAAGAAGCCACAATGATGAAAATGCTAAATGGGCATGTGCCGGTCTTTACCGACTTCGGCTCTAATGCCTATGATTCGGACATCGTTCGTAGCGCCGTTGATGCAATCGCACGCAACACAGCAAAGCTGAAAGGGAAGCACATTCGTCGGGTGAATGGACGAGTTCAGAACGCCCAGTCTAACCTAGACTATCTTCTTTCGGTGCGTCCGAACGAATGGATGGACGCATACACTTGCTGGTATCGTGTGGCGACGCAGTATTTCATGAAAAATAATGCGTTCATTTTTGTGGATACGGACAGTCTCGGCAACATTGTCGGTTTCTACCCACTTAACTTTTCGCAGGTTGAATTTGTGGAAACGCAAAAGGAAGTCTATTGCCGTTTCCGCTTTATGGGTGGCGAACTGTTAACGGTGCCGTATTCGCAAGTACTTCACCTTCGACGCTTCTTTTATAGAAATGACTTGTTTGGCGAACCAAATGAGAATGCGATCTTGCCGACGCTTGAACTGATTAACACGACGAACGAAGGTCTTATCAACGCAATCAAGTCCTCTGCTTTTTTGCGTGGATTGCTGAAATTCCAGTCCATGTTAAAAAAGGACGACATGATTGCCCAACGGGACGCATTCGTTAAGGACTACCTAGATATTACCAACAACGGCGGTATTGCCGCAACCGATGCAAAAGCGGATTACATCGAATTGAAAAACGATCCGAAAATGGTTGACCCAGAACACATGAAATTTATTCAAGACAAAGTCTACAAATATTACGGTGTGTCCGAAGCCATTGTGAAATCAGACTACACCGAGGACCAATGGAACTCTTTCTATAGTTCTGTGATTGAGCCTTTTGCCTTGCAGTTGTCACTGGAAATGACATCTAAACTGTTTACTGCGCGAGAACGTGGTTTTGGCAATGAAATTGTTTTCTCGGCGAGTCGTCTGCTTTACGCATCGAATGAAACCAAAATCACCATTTCCAAAGAATTACTGCCGCTTGGTATCTTTACGATCAACGAAATCCGTGAGGTTTGGGAAGCGGAACCGGTTGAGGGTGGAGACATTCGCGTGCAGACGCTTAACGTAGTCAATGCGGACAAAGCCGACCAATATCAGCTCGGTGAGAAACCACAACCAAACGGAGGTGACTCTGACGATGCCAGTGACGAACTTTCCCAAACAGGGCGGGGACAAGACAGTCAGCCTAGCGAATAGCGAGTACAAACTGTTTCCACTGGGCTACGCAGAGAACCTGAAAGAGAACTACCCTTCGATCTGGTCAAAGGGTGGGAACATACAGGGAAACGACACATACCGTGTTTTATTGGACGTTCGCAAGAATGGCGGCGAGTTATCCGCCAACGAAGAAAAGATCATTCGGATGCGTGAAGCGTGGAGCGCACGCCATTACGAAAACAAAAATATCGCCGGGGTCATTGCCCAAGTAAAGTGGCACATGATCGGATCGAGGGGAGTTGAGTACATGAAAAACCTAATCGAAGACGAAAAGAAAAAAGTGGACGAAAAGAGAAAAGAACGGGAATACCGCCGTTTCGAATCTTTTGAAATCCGTACTGCGCAAGAAGAAGGAAAAAATGGTATGTTTGTCGAAGGTTATGCTTTAACTTTTGAAGATTCTACCGTATTATTTGAATCACAGGGGGTTCAATACCGTGAGCTAATCAGTCGCGGCGCATTGGCCAACGCTGATATGTCTGATGTCATCTTCAACTATGACCATACAGGCAAAGTCATGGCGCGTACACGGAACAAAACCCTCGAACTGATGGTGGATGACCGTGGATTGTATATCCGTGCCGACCTGAGCGGTACCGAAGAAGGTCGCAAGCTCTACGAAGAAATTCGTGGTGGCTATGTTGATAAAATGTCGTTTTCATTTATTGCTAGTGATAATGAATACGATAGAGAAACCCGCACCAGAAAGATCAAAGGCATCAAACGTTTGATTGACGTTTCGGCGGTGTCCGTTCCTGCATATCAAACGACAAGTATCGCAGCACGCAGTTTCTTTGAGGCGGAGGCCGAAATGGAACGCAAAGTGGACACTGAGCGGCGGAAGCGACTACAACTACAATCATTTATTATTGGAGGTATGAAGGACTATGAAGCGTTTAGCTGAAATCGAGCAACGTGCCCAAGAGATCCACGCGATGTTGGGCGGGGAAGACGAAATCGATATGGAAGCGGTTCAAACTGAACTTCGCTCCCTTGCTGATGAAAAATCCAAGATCGAACAACGTATGCAAGTACAAAAAGACCTGAGCGACGGTATGTTGACAGGCAAAAAAATCGAAATCCCACAAGTTAAGGAGGAACGCAAAATGTCCGTAGAAACTTTGAAAATCGAGGAAGTATTGGCTTCCGCAGAGTACCGCAGTGCATATTTCAAAAACCTTCAAGGTAAAGAGTTGAATGACGTTGAAAAACGCACATTGACTACAGCAGCAAACTCAGTTGGTGCAGCAGTTCCGACAATCACACAAAACCAAATCATCGACAAATTGCGTCAGTACTCCATCTTGTACCCACGCATTGGCGTAGTAAACGTAGCGGGCAACGTAACATTGGTTGTTGCTAACGCGAAAAACGCTGCTGCATGGAAAGCAGAAGGAACAAACGGCACTGCTGCTGATGACACCGTAACTTCCGTGACACTCGGCGGTAACGAAATCATCAAGCTGGTAGAGATTTCCGCAAAAGCAAACGCAATGACAATCGACGCTTTGGAGTCCTACATCGTGGACGAAATCGCTCGCCAATTGGCTATTGCATTCGAAAATGCAATCTTGAATGGTACTGGTTCTGCAAATGACCAACCACAAGGGATCTTGACTGGTATTACTTGGACTGCAAACACTAACATGATTAACTGGTTGGCAAACAGCGTTGTTTCGTATGATAACATCGTTGATGGTTTGGCTTTGTTGCCAACACTGTACCACCAAAATGCAGTATTCGTAATGAGCCGTAAAACGTTCTGGTCCGGTATCAAAAAAATCAAAGCAACAGACGGAACACCATTGATGACTTACAACCCACAAGACGGCGTGAAATTCTCCATCTTGGGTTACCCAGTATTGGTTGACGACTACATTGCTGATGATGTGATTTTGCTCGGCGACCTGAACTACTACAAATGGAACAATGCTGCTCCAGTTGCTATCGAATCCAGCCGTGAAGCTGCATTCATCTCAGGCAAAACAGTTTACCGTGGTATGGCTGTTGCAGACGGTAAAGTGGCATTGGCAGAAGCATTCGTGAAAATCTCCAAAACTGGTCTATAATTTAGGTGGTGAGTGACAATGGCAATGCTTGACGACGTAAAGGACGCATTGCGCTTGTCCGGTACCGATCTTGATACCGAAGTTAGTGACCTGATTAGCGCAGCCCGGCAGGATCTTATCTTGTCGGGTGTGCTAAGTTCAATCGCTAATGTGGATAACAATGCGTTAGTCAAACGTGCGATCATTCTTTACTCAAAGACGCATTTTGGGTGGGATAACCCCGAAGCTGTTCGCTTCCAGACCGCTTACGACACCTTAAAACGCCACCTGACATTGAGCGAGGACTTCACGGTCGCGCCGTAGGGAGGGCTAATTATGCGAGCTGATATGCGCTCTAAGATCACGTTCCGTACCAGATTACATTCCTTGGTACCTGCATCATCGCTGTATCCGTCCCTGTCTAGTTTTCCGTACAACTGAAATTTTGTCTGCTGTTAATGTCAAAAACTTGAATCATGAATGGCTATTCTACTGCAAGCGAGTTGAAGCGTGATGAGTAAACCTCTGATGAAAGCAACCTTCAAACTTGATGACGCAAAGAAGATAGCGGATAAATTTGCGCAGTTGGGCGAAATGTCGCAACGATCCGTGCAACGAGCTGCCCGAAAAGGTGCAACCTTTACGCAACGGCGTGCAAAAGCAGAAGCCCCTGTGGATCTGGGGAACCTTAAAAAAGGGATACGGATTTATGGGGAGCGCACAACCAAGAAAGGTAAAAAGGTCTACATGGTCGTTTTTGCACGCTCCATGAACCATATCTTTCAAAAGTTCAACGCCGAAGCACGGGCAAAACTACTCGCGGGTCAAAAAGCGAATCCATCTGCCTATTACCCAGCCAGCCAAGAGTTTGGTTGGCGTGCGGTAAACGGCAGAAAGATCCCCGGCAAATTTTTCATGAAACGTGCCGTCGCAGACAACCGAGAACGAACAAGCCAAATAATGTACGATGAACTGGACCGACAATTGGTCATCCTCATTAAGAAAAAATTCAATCGATAAGTGGTGTGGTGACATGGACTTTGAACAAGCGCTCCGAGCGGAATTGGCAACACTACCCGGCTTAGCAAATAAGGTGTTCCCGCAATTCGCTACGGAGGGCACCAAGCCACCTTTCATCGTCTATCAGAAATACCGTACCGACTATGTGAAAACATTGGACGGTACACAGTTTTTGCGAGATGGTTTCTATGAGTTCGACATCTTAGCGCCGACTTATGCCAGCTTGCAACAGAACTACACAAGTCTAGTCACTCTGCTACAATCGTTCGTCGGTCGGAACATAGGCACCAACGGTCCGTTTGTCCAAAACATGCGGATTGAAGATGTGGTTGAAAACTACGAACGGCAGATGGACTGGCACAGGATGAATGTTGAAGTAAAATTCTATTTCTAAGGAGTGATTATAGTGGCAAACGCAGCAATGGGAACGAAACTTCGCATCGGCTTGAACGCCATTGCCGAGCTGACTGAAATCGGCGGTATGGACATCGCGCAAGACACGATTGAAGTATCCACACTTGATTCAAGCTGGAGACAATTTATCGGCGGCATGAAAGACGCTGGCGAGATCAGCATCACGGGCTTTTTCGTACCGAGTGACACACTTGGACAAAAAGCACTGTACGACTCATTGATTGCTGGTACGGTACTGACGTACTCCATCGTATTCCCTTCGCCACTTACGGCACAATGGGATTTCTCGGCGGTTGTTACGAAATTCACAACCGGCGCTTCGATGGAAGATGCGATCAGCTTTGAAGCAACACTGAAAGTATCAGGCACACCAGCACTTGGAATCACTGCTTCTGCTGGTGCTTCGGCATTGAGCTTTACTGGTGGCACGTCCCCAGTGTTCGCACCAACTTTTGCGAACGGTGTTGGCAACTATGCTTTCACATTCACAACAGCGGCTTCGGTCACGTTGACTGTGACAGCAGCGAACCACACCATCCAATTGTTTGTTGACGGTGCATTGTCGCAAACATTGACCAGCGGTTCACCTTCTGCGGCAATCGCTTTTGCAGCAGGACAATCGAAAAAACTTGACGTTGTGGTATTCGAAGCGGGCAAAGCAGCTAAATACTATGAGGTTATCGCAGTGCGCACGACTTAATAAACACGCAAAAGCCCCAAACGTTCGAAGCGATTGGGGCTTTTGTTCTATCGACCATCTGAGAGGGGAATCATTATGGTATCTGTTCAATTGGACAAAATTCGTTCGTTTCGCTACGGCATGAAAGCATTATCTCGCATCGAAGGTTTACTGGGTGTTCCGGTTTCAAAATTGGATTTTGACAATTTGACGCAGTTGCATTTGGCGACCATTATTTGCTGTGGATTTATGCACGAAGATCCAGACTTAACACCTGACAAGGTCATGGATCTGATTGACGAGCATTCCAGCCTTGTTGAAATCACAGCGGCAATGGGCCAAGCCTTTACCGAAGCATTTGGCACAAAAACCGGCAAAGGTGAAAAGGGAAAGTAACAGAATCGGAGCAAGCGGGTTCAGAGCTTGACCGATACAAGGAAGTGGCTTTTGAAATCGGCATGACTGCGGCGGAGTACTACGACAGTACTCCCGCTGAGATCGGCATGAAAGTCGAAGTGTACAATCGAAAGCAAAAGCAGAACCACGATGAAATCATTACGACTGCGTACCTATCAGCGTACTACAACCGAGTCAAAAAGATGCCGAAACTCCAAGAGCTACTCAGTCCAAAAGAAAAACCTAGGGCGGCAGAACAAGCCAGTGCCTTATTAAGCAAACTGAAAGAAATGAATGCGCAACTCGGCGGGGAGATTTACTAAGGGGGTGAACATATGTCATCTTTCCAAAACTTAATTTTGCGCGTCGGTGCGGACGTATCTGGAATAAAACAATCACTGTACAGAGCGCGAAAAGAAATCACGGGCTTTAATACGTTCGTTCAAAATCAAATGACGCAGATTGGGGCTGCTCTAACCGGTACTGTACTAACACTTGGGATCGGCACAGCCACTTGGTATGTCCCGTTCCGAAGCCTTGGACTATGGACGTACCTATGCAAACCTGACCAGTATTTTTACCAAGTCCACCGAAGAAACAATGGAAACTACGGTGGAGCTTATGAAAGCGTCTGCCATTGTATCTTCGGCAACCGGCCGAACGATGGAAGATGTCATGTTCCGTATTCGCTCCGGTTTGCTTGGTAACACAGAAGCCGTAGAGGATCTGGGTATCACGGTTTACATCAACATGATCGAAGCATCAGACGCAATGAAACGTTTTGCGAACGGCAAGTCATGGAATCAGTTAGAGTTTCGATTACAACAACAGATCCGACATTATGCGATTTTGGAACAAGTGCAGAAAAAGTTCGGCGAGGAAGTATTCAAAAACACAGGTTTCCGAATCAATCAGTTTTCTGCATCACTGAAAGATCTTCGGTTAGAGCTTGGAAATGCTTTTCTTCCCATCGTCAATGTTGTTCTCCCTTACCTAACTGCTTTTACTCGCAAGATGACCGAAGCAATGGCGTTTGTTGCGGAATTTAGCCGCACGCTTTTCGGAGTAACAAAATCACAAGCGACAATTAAAAAACTAGATAATACAGGAAGCAGCATTCAAAATATCGGGAATGATGCCGCCGACTCCAGTAAAAAACTAAAAGGTTTTTTAGCTGGTTTTGACGAAATCAATACTGTACCTGAACCGGACAAAGGCGCAGGATTGTCAGAAACAAACAATGGTATGGGTGATCCGCAACTTAAAAGTCCTTTTGTTGAGAGTGCGGAGGAAGTAAAAACCAAAGCGTCAGAAATGGCACAGGCCGTTAGAGACGCACTTACCTCTATGTCCCAAGTGGTGTCAGAAAATAAAGACATTATCGTGGCGGGATTGGCGGCGATCGGAGTCGCGGCCGTAGGCTTATCTTTAACCTTTGCGTCCGCAGGTAAAACTTCGGTCATTGCAGCATTTTTTGCAAACATAAAGACAGCACTGGCAGCCGTCGGCACGTTCCTTGCTTTTCTGGTCACACCTATCGGACTTGTTATCATTGCGCTTTCTGCTCTTGCGGGAGTGTTCACCTACCTTTACCGGACAAATGAAGAATTTAGCACTGCAGTAAATCAAACGTTTACAAATTTAGGGGCTTACCTTACGGATTTTTACAATAGCTATGTCGTCCCTTTTGCTGCCGAAGCAGGGCCAGTTCTATCAAATGCTTTTTCTGCATTCGGCACGGTCATGGCTGACCTGTGGAACAACATATTAGTGCCCGTCGGAGAGTTTCTTGTCGGTGCGTGGTTGTCGGCGTGGAAAGGTGTTATTGCTGCAGTAACGTGGCTATATGAAAATGTTTTTGTCCCATTCGGTGATTTTCTACAGATGTTTTATGATATGGCGTTAGGGCCACTGGCAATGGTAATTGGAGAAATGTTGGTAGCTGCATTTAAGGGGCTTTCTTTTGTGGCTTCTATTCTTTGGAAAAATATTTTGCTACCGATTTATACCATGTTGACTACGCTTTTTACACCGGCATTCGAAGCGCTTTCGGCAGTATTCAACGTAATAGTCAAAATACTTGGAGCACTGGGTACGGCATTTAAGTACGTCTTTTTGATTCTGGCGGGAACAGTTCGTTTAGCAGTACAAGCACTTTGGGAGCTTGCAAAAAAAGTTGGGTCGTTTTTTGCTGGTCCATTTACGTCAGCATTTACAAACTTCGGAACAAGTGCCAAAGAGGTTATTGGAAGCGTTACAAAATTTTTCAAAGGTTTTTTAACTTTTATTACTGGTGTATTTACTGCTGATTGGAAAAAAGCCTTTGAGGGAATTAAAGATATGACAATTAGTATTTTTGAAGCGATAGGAAATGCCTTTAAGTTTCCACTTAATATGATGATCGATGCCATAAATTATCTAGTAAGAAAAGCCAACTCGGTATGGGCACTCGAACTGCCGGGCTGGGTTCCGGAATTTGGCGGTAAGAAAATTGGATTTCAACTAAATGAAATCCCAAAACTTGCCCGTGGTGGAATCGTTAATGGTCCGACCATGGCGATGGTGGGGGAAGCGGGACCAGAGATGATTGTGCCGCTGGAGAACACGTCCTTTGTGGATCGTTTGGCTTCCGCACTTGGCACGGCGGTGAACTCCGCAATGCAGATGAACAGTGGTGCCCGATCCGACAACAGAGACATTGTTATCAAGATTGACGGTAACGTATTGGCCCGTGCCATCAACCCATACACGACCAAAGAAGCAGGACGGATCGGTACGAGCGTCCTGAGTATCACATAGGAGGTGCGGCTATGCCGGTTATTAGCACGACGAATGTAGCGAACCCGACGGCGAATGACTTTGTGGCACTGGTCACACCGACTTCAATGAGTGTCGGGGTCATGGATCTGAGCAAAGCGGAACGGAACGCCAACGGAAAAATGATTATCGAGCGCATTGCCACAAAACAGAAACTTGAACTTAGCTATTCCTTTTTGACCAAACAGCAAATGGCCACCGTCTTAACGGCGGTGTCCTATGTTAAGTTTTGGGTAAAGTACACAGATCCACAGACGGACACGATCCGACAAGCACAGTTTTACTGTGGGGATCGAAATACCGGAATCTTAGATTTTGTGAATGGCGTGCCCCGCTATATCGATGTAAAATTTAACTTGATAGAGCTATAGGGGGTGGCACGGTGTATCCAGTCACGCAAGATTACGAGAATGGTATTTTTAATGTGCCGAGACAGATTCTTGGTCGGGTTACGTTCGACATTAGCCCAGTCAACATTGAGAACGATATCCCGACAGTCACTACGACAAGTGAATTTGCTCTCAGCAATGCGCAAAGTCAGTTAATAGACAATATTCGTATCCAATCACTTTATTTGATTACTTGGGAAATCGGCCGTACCATATTGGACGGCCGTTTCACCTTTCCTAGTGACAACGCCGTAGAGCGTGGTCAGGTCGGCTGGGTGTCGGCGGAGATCACGCTACCAAACACCACCTTTGATCTGGTGCCAAAAACAACGCTTTATCCGGGTGCGAATGTATTTCCATCGGCCACAACGTCGCAAAATATTACGTTGCAGTATTCCGGTTCGTACACGTCTGCGGGGGTCACAATTACATTTGACCCGCTGTTAAATGAGTATGCGACAAAGTTCGACATTCTGGCATATAACAGCAGCAATGCCATTGTGTTTCAACAAAACGTTGTCGGCAATACATTAAGTCAGTACATTCTTCAAAGCGCGATAACAAATTTTAATCGGCTAGAAATAAAAATCTATGAGTGGAATTTGGCGAATCGCCGAGCACGGGTAGCGGAGATCGACCCCGGTGTCGTGCTCACCTATTCGGGGAATGAATTGATTCGGTTTAACACGACCGAAGAAATGGACCCTTTAAGTTCAACTATCGTCATTCCTGAATTTGAGTTCACTGCCGACAATAGTTCCGGTGTGTTCGACATCTTGAACCCGACGGGGATCTACAGCTATTTGCAATTACGACAGCGCATTCAAGCTGAACTGGGTCTTGTGATCGATACCAGCAGGACGGAGTGGATACCTGTCGGAACGTACTATCTGTCGGAATGGAAGTCCGATCCGGGCGCATTAACGGCCACGTTCACAGGGCGCAGTGTCTTGGATCTATTGGACAATTCGACCTTTGTGCAGACCACGCCACAGACCAGCTACAGCCTTTATGACTTGATCGAGGACATTCTGTTGGCTGCGGACATTACCCAATACCAGATCGATACAGGGCTACAAAGCGTGGCGACAAATGGCCTGTCCGAGTCGGTAGGGTGCAGACAGGCACTACAGCTTGCAGCAATGGCAGGACGGTCGAACGTGTTCGTCACACGGGACAACAAAGTGTCGGTACGGATCTACAACCCAACACAGGCAACCGTAAAAGGAATCACCTTCGAAGACATGTTCGAAGAAGCGGAGATCGAACTGGGTAAACCGGTTTATTCTTCACAAGTCTACTACTACACCAGCATCGGTACGGAAGCGGGAAGCTACACCAAGACCGAAGCCGCAAACGCAAAAGGTGAAGTGCTGACGTTGCAGAATAACTATTTTATTAACACTGTGAGCCAAGCACAAGCCGTGGCAGAATGGCTCTATGCCGTTCGCAATAACAGCAAGGTATTTACGGTAGACTACCGAGGGAACCAAGCGTTAGAGCTGAACGACCGCTTTACCGTGGAGAACCGGTACGACCAGACACAAGAAGTCGTAATGATTAAGAATGAACTGACCTATGAAGGGTATCTGGTAGGCAGGATAGAAGGGAGGGCGTAAACGTGCCGTGGACAAATCCAAAGACCAACTGGACAAGTAATGAAGCCTATAACTTCGGCGACATCAATCGGGTCGAAAGTAACATGGAATATGTCAGATCCGAACTGATTGGGATCGGTTATATCATACCGAGCCTGACGTTCATCACAAATCGGAACATCTTGTCGTATGATCTGCTGTCATCAATAAACCGAATTGAGTCGAACATGGAAGCGATAAAACTATTTACGCCCCCCGGTTGGCTTGATACGATTACATGGACGGCTGATACAAGATTTACAAATTATCATGCCAATCGTTGGGAAAGTAATGTACAATTATTACATGATTATGTGCCATTGGTTGAGAGCGCCTTTCGTCGGTGCGGTGCAACCGTGGCAGGACAGGGGGTACCCATCTAATGCCATATAGCCCAACCACATGGCAAGATCGAGTGGTGCAGTATCCTGCTCGATATTCGAAAACGGGGGAGACAGCAAGTGAAGTCACACTCACAGCATCACCCGGAACCGTTACACAGGCAGGTACACCGCTAAACGCAACGAATATGAATAAGATCGAAAGTGGAATCTCCGCAGCCTTACCGAGAGATGGTAGTGCCGCCATGACGGGGCAGATCCTTGCGATATCTGGTAGTGTAAACGCGCCGGCGATATCTCGGACAGGTGACAGCAACACAGGCATGTATTTCCCTGCGTCAGATGAAATCGCATTCAGTCAGGGCGGGTTCCCATCAGTGCGCATTACTGCCGATCTAAATGTTGGAATTGGTACAATTGCGCCAGCTTCGAGATTGCATATTTCATCTGCGACAGGATCATATCTACCTAGTTTGCGGATCACAAACACCAGCGCCGCAGCAGGTTTTCAATCTGTACTAGCGTTTTACACGGACAATTCCACAAGTAACCAATTTTTAATCGGTAAAAATAACATCGTAGATGGTGGGTCAACTTTTCTAAGTAACCAAGCAAACACACCGATGATTTTTGAAACCAATGCGCAAGAGCGTATGCGAATTACTGCCGCTGGGGCGTTTAATTTTTCGGTAGCTGGAACACAGACCACGCCGACAATTACGAGCAATACAGATACCAATACAGGGATCTACTGGGCGGCGGCGGATAAGCTGGCGTTCACCGAAGGTGGCAAAGGCATCACGCTCGACGAACTTAAAATGATGGGTAGCATGGGAGGTATGTTGTAATGCCAAGAACGGCAAAGCGTCTTTTACAAACGGCACTAAGCGGGACAGCAGCAACGGTCTACACTGCCCCAGCAAGCACGACAGCACAGGTGACAGAGATTTATCTAGCCAACACAGGCACCACGGCTCGGACGGTCACTCTGTACGTCAATGGTACGGCAAACAGCAACATCATCGTGAATGGGCTTTTGATTGCTGGCGGAGGTAGTGTAATTCTGCAGGACACGAAGATTGTCATTCCAACGGGCACGGTGCTCTCTGCCAAACAGGACACGGGCACCGATATTATTTGCACAGTTTTTGGAATTGAGGAGGTGTAAAAATTGGCTATTACACAAATTCCTGCAATTAGAGCGAGTAAGCCTATGACAGCAGAAATTTCACAATCCGCAACACCTTCTGTATATTATACTGTTCTAGATGTAACTTCCGGTTCGGGATACTTTAATCACATGATTATGACAAATTCATATTCATCGACTGGTAACATTGTAGGGATACGCGTAACGGTGGACGGTGTAGTTTCTACGCCTTCACCATTTGGCGGAACTGGAGCTTCACCACCTGACGATTTCCAATCATTTTTTAATGTTCGTTTTAATTCGTCATTAAAAGTTGAAGCGGTTAATGGGGGCGGATCGACTTATACTATAAATGTAGGCGTTTCGTATAGTTTGGAGGTGTGACCATGAATCAATATCCTAATATCGACGAACTGCCAAAACGAACGTTAGAAAGCGGTCAGGTGTTAGTGGAGATCGAACCTAACATTTGGGTGGACTATGAAACCTATAAACCAAAACCAGAGGTGACAGAAGATGCCACAGTACAATAAGACGACGTGGGTAAATGACACGGCCCCTGCGATTGACGCAACGAACCTGAACAAAATCGAACAGGGTATTTTTGATTCGGTAAGGCAAGACGGATCGACCACAATGTCTGGCCAATTGGTTACCACGGCCGGTAGTGCATCCACACCGGCGATAGCTCCGACAGGAGATAGCAACACAGGGATATTTTTCCCTGCCGCAAACACAGTAGCATTTGCAATCGACGGACAAGAAAGAATGCGTTTTAAGTCAAACGGATTTATAGGCATTAGTGACCAAGATCCATCCTATCGACTGGATGTACAGTCCTATGCGGCTACACCACTTCGCGTTCAGCGTTCCGGTGAATATGGCGAAGTTATAAAAATTGGTCGAGCAGGTGTAAGTGATACGGCGGGAATCAGTTATCCTGCCGACGGTACATTCCAAATCACAACAGCCGCAACACCAAGAATGACAATAAATGCAAGTGGAAATGTCGGTATCGGCACAGCTTCGCCATCCACAAAATTTCATGTAAAAGGAACCGACACAGGGTCTCTTGTAATTTTCGAAGCCGCCGAGGAAAGCGCCGCCGCCGCGCCAGATATTATTTTTTGGAGAAATTCAGACAGCCCAGCGGCAGGGGACTTATTGTGTAATTTATTTTTTCGTGGCAACGACAGCGCCGGAAATACAGCGAATTATGCGGAAATTATTGCTTCCATAGAAGATCCAACAGACGGATCGGAAGATGGTGCGTTGCGTTTTTACACAGCCTTAAATGGATCATCAGGTGAAAAAATGCGAATCAATTCAAGCGGAAATGTCGGCATCGGCACGACAAGTCCACAAGACAGACTTCATATCGTCGGACAACAAAGACTGCAATCCGGTGCGGTTCCTACATCAAATCACAATTTAATTTATCATAACGCCACAGCATCGGTTGATTATGGTTTGCGAATTGAGCATATTAATAACGCAGTAAGTGATGCGGCAATCCAAATTGGCGGCGCTGATACTGTAGGCACTATCACATTCCAAACGAATACTGCAGGAAATGCGGCAACTTCGAGAATGGCAATTACAGGCGCAGGAAACGTCGGCATCGGCACAGTATCTCCAGCCGACAAACTACACGTAGACGGTAATATTTACTTAGGAACTTCTAATCGTACAATCTACACAGCAGGGGCAGGCACTTTAACCTTACAGACCGGAACAGGTTCATTTACAATCGCGAGGAACAATGCCGCCGATACTTCGCTTAGAATTGATTCATCTGGAAATGTCGGTATCGGTATCAACGCGCCAACATCACAGTTACACGTTTATAACAATGGCGGATCGGCTTCTAGTATGGTTGAGACAAACACAACAGGCGGAGATGCAAGAATTGCACTAAAAACCAATGGCACAGGTGGTCGCCATTGGTATTGGCAAACAGGAGATAACACTTCTGGATTGAATGGGCGTTTGCGTTTGTGGGATTCGACAGCAAGCGCAGAGCGTTTGACTGTTACAGATGCAGGATTTTTAGGAATTGGAGTTGTACCGAATGCGGAACTTCACATTAAAGGCACAGGCGAAATTATGCGATTGGAAACAACTGCCGCAACTGGTGATAACTTTATCAGATTCTATGCGCCTTCTTCCGCAACAAAAGGCTTCATAGGTTACACAAGTAGTGGTAATGATCATTTGAATATTAACAACGTTCTATCTGCTGATTTACTTTTTCACACAAATAACATTGAACGACTTCGAATCGAATCCGGTGGAACAACAAGACCTGCCGCGAATAACACATACGATTTAGGGAATTCATCTTTTAGATGGGCAACAATTTATGCACAGAACGCACTCAACACTTCGGACGCGCGCCTTAAAACCGATATCGAAGAATCATCGTTGGGACTGGACTTTGTAACTAGCCTTAACCCAGTGCAATTCCGTTACATCGAAGGTGGTAACACTGTAGAGCGAGTACAAACAGGGACAGAAATAGTAGAACTTACACCTGCTATTCCTGCACAGTCGGAAGTGCCGGAGATTGTAGATGAGGAAGGAAACGTTATACAGGAATACGTTGCGGCAGTAGACGAGATTCCGGCAGTAACAGAAGAACGTCCGACTTATGAAGAAGTCATCACGCCACGCGAGGGCGTGCGAACGCACTTCGGGTTACTGGCACAAGAGGTCAAAGCCGCATTGCCAGAAGGTCAGGACTTTGCGGGATGGGCGCTTGCGGATAAAGATGATCCAGAATCAACTCAATTCCTAAACTACTCACAGCTTATCGCTCCGATGATTAAAGCAATCCAAGAGTTGAACGCAAAAGTCGAAGCGCTAGAAGCGCAAATAGCAGGAAACTAAACGATAAGGGGGATTCGACATGCCGTACACAACAGGTCAGTATAACCCCGCCTTTGGCGGGCTGATTAACACAGCGGGTGAAGTAATTAACGTCGCAGACGCTTATGATGCAAACGGTAATTTGAAGGTTGCCATTCAGTCAGGTGCGGTATCGACAGAATTGATTTTCAAATACACAGAATACCTCGCCTTGGCGAATAATGGTGCAACGACTTTATGGACACCAGCAAGTGGCAAAAAGATTCGCTTGAAAGGTCTGTACCTTTCGACCAGCGCAGCCACAAAAGTACATTTCAAAGATGGATCTGGCGGGACGATTTTCAACACAACCAAAACACACCAAGAACATAATGTGTACTTGGACTTCAAAGAAGGTCGTTTGTCCGGTACGGCTAATAACATCTTACAAATCCAAAACGTTGGTGGGTCCGCAGTGGACATTTGGGTTACCGCCTATGGAACGGAGGAATAGAACATGGCGACAGCACAATATGTAAAATTAGGTTTTACAGATCCGAGTGGCGCGAAAAAATCTTCCGCAGTGGTAAGTGTAAATGGGGCAGAAATCGCAGTGGAATTTTGGTACGATATTATTGCACAGTGGGGAAAAGACCAAGTCAAAACCTTCTTGTGCGCTGAAGCGCTTTGGTTAACAGGCAACTATGCGGACGTTCATAAGCTGTTGGAAAAGAGCGCCAGTGGCGAAGTTGGTGTGGATGAAGACGGTAAGCCGGTAGACACACGGAACTGGCAAAAGAACTATCTGGACCATCACCCATTGCCAGTCGCCGTAACAGATCCACTGAAATAACATTATGGGGCCGTGTCATACCAAAGTGGCACGGCTTTCTTTGTGAGGTGTGAGAATGGACCACGACAACGAAATACTACAGAGACTTGTAAGACTGGAAACGAAATTAGATCTGATGATGCAAGATCCGACGATCAACCGGCGGTTGGATGACATTGAGGACAACCAGCGCTGGTTGTGGCGTGCCGTTGTCGGTGCGTTCATTGCGGCTGGCATCGCGTACCTTATGAAAGGTGGTGGCAATGTCCTATGAACAAAGCATTACTGATTCCAATCGTTGCGTTCATCGCGTACATCATCAAACAGACAACTGGTGTGACCATTGACAATGAAGCGATTGACCTCGCTGCCGAAGTCATTCTGAGCATGATTGCTCTTTTCGGTCTGTTCATGGAACCTAAGAAAAAAGGAGGGGATGAACAGTGAAATGGTTTAGCCGGTACACCGTTACAAAAAACTATTTGACCGCACCAAGTAAACGACGGTCCGGGATCTTGATGCCGTCTGTGCAGTTTATTGTAGCGCATGACACAGGCAACCCTGGAAGCACAGCACGGGCAAACGTGAGCTACTATGAAAACAGTCGTGACCAAATGTCCGCATCGGCACACCTGTTTGTTGACGATAAAGAAATTATCGAATGTGTTCCTGCGCTGACTGGCCCAGCGGAAAAAGCATGGCACGTCGTCTATGACACGCCAATCGACAATTCGATCTTTGGTGACGATGCGAATGATATCGCCATTGGGGTTGAGCTTTGTTTTGGTGGGCGCATCAACATGGCCGAAGCATACAAACGGTATGTCTATACGTTAGCGGCGATCTGCCACCGATTCGATCTTAACCCAATCACCAAAATCACAGGCCATTATATCATTGACCCGAAGCGCAAAATAGACCCGCAAAACTCGCTAAAGATGATTGGTAAGAACTTAGTGGATCTGAAAAAAGACGTGGAAGCAGAGCTGAAATTCTGCAGACTCAAAGGCTAATCGTACATACCGTGGGTCCTCGGATCTGCGGTTTTTTATTTTTGAATAAAAAGTGTTGCAATTGGTGATAATTAGTGATAATGTATTTACAGGGGGTGATAACAAATGAAAATTTTAGCGGATACGGAAAAGTTAAACACCATGATTGCGCAAAAAGGCATGAATGCGAATATCCTTAGTAAGCAGATCGGTATGCCGTTCACAACGCTTTACCGCATCTGTCGCGGTACGCATTCCGTGTCACCCCAAAATGCCAAAGCAATCGCAGATGGATTAGGTGTTCCTTTCGAAACGCTGTTTCGTGTGGGGGTGAAAAAACCATAGTGAGGTGATTGTAGTGTTGCTTGATGATGAACTGCTGAACGAACTGGCTGACCGTTACATGGAAATGCGCAAAATGACCTTCCTACAATTTATCGAAAAGGAATTGAACCAGAATGGATATCAAAATCGACATACAGGCACCAGAGCTAGTCAAAGCTATCTACGCTTTAGTGGACGCTTTATCAGCACAAAAGCCCCAGTCCTTGGAAGTCTTAAACGTTTCGGAGAAAGAATCAGCGCCGTCGCAGGAAACGACAACGACGGTTTTTGAACAGCAGATGGACGTTGTGGAACTTCGCAAGCTGGTCACTGACGCAATCAAAGATGGTAAGTTCACCAACGCAGAAGTCCGTACCGCATTAAGTGGTTTTGATGTCGCCAAACTGACTGACTTAAAGTCGGATCAGTACCAAGCCTTTTTAGGTGTTTTATTTGGGAAATAAGCCGAACCCGTTAATCAGAGAAATGATGTATCGGGTGAAAAAGGCAGAGGATGACGGCATCAAATTCGGTATGTACACAGCGCTGCGGCTGGTGGAAGATGTTTTACCGACTGTTGAAGGAATAGGCCCAATCAAATCAAAAGCAATCGAAGACGCAATCAAACAGAGATTAGGTGAACTCATTGAGCAAATCCGAAACGGCGGGGCATGAGCACCGAGCACACGCCAAATTAAGCGCTAGTGGTTCTAAGCAATGGTTAACCTGCACACCATCCATCAAGCTGTCTGAGCCGTTCCCAGATACGTCCTCACCACAGGCGGAAGAAGGGACAAAGGCTCACGAGCTGGCAGAAAACCGGTTGTTATGGATGCTGGACAAAACAACGAAATTATATGATGCCGACCCTGAAATGTTGGCCTATGTCACGGTATATGTGAATTACGTCATGGAGCGGTACCACGCCGCATTAGCCGATACGCTTGACGCATCCTTATTGCTGGAACAGCGTTTGGACTTTTCCAAATATGTACCTGATGGGTTCGGTACAGGTGACGTGGTCATTGTTTCGGACGGTTGGTTGGAGATCATTGACCTTAAATACGGGATGAACCCTGTACAGGCCATTGGCAATAGTCAATTGCAGTTATACGCTCTTGGGGCGATTGAACGGTATTACGGCATATTTGATTTTGACAAAGTGCGAGTTACCATTGTCCAGCCACGCCTAGACAGCATATCTTCTTGGGAGATTGACGTACCGGATCTGATGCAGTGGGGCGAACTGTTTGTAAAGCCACGGGCTGAAATGGCGATCCGTGGTGAAGGTGAATATGTAAGCGGTTCACATTGCCGATACTGCAAAGCACGATTCGTATGTCGCAAACGGGCGGAGGATAATTTGGAAATGGCAAAATACGAATTTAAGAAGCCAGACCTATTGACGGATGGTGAATTAAGTGAGATCTTAGACCGTGCCGACGAATTGAGCAAATGGGTCAAAGACGTGATGGAGTATTCCCTGTCCTTTGTGAAACTAGGAAACGATATTCCCGGCTGGGAATTGGCAGCAGGTCGCGCCGTTCGAAAGATTACGGCACCAGACCAAGCGGGCGAATTGCTCAGGGATCTTGGTTTCGGTACGGACCAGATCTACAAAACGGAGTTACGGGGAATCGGCGATCTGGAAAAACTATTAGGCAAAAAGGAATTTTCTGCCGTACTTGGTGCATACATTGACAAGGTCGAAGGTGAACCAAAACTAAAACGAAGAAGCGGGGAAAAATGATGATTACTGGTAAAGTGAGATTTTCGTATGCAAATGTGTTTCAACCGAAAGCGGCAATGGATGGTGGCGAACCAAAATACAGTATCGTCCTTTTGATCCCGAAATCAGACACAAAGATGGTTGAGGACATCAAGAAAGACATTGAAGGGGCAAAACAAGCCGGTAAGGATAAGTGGAACGGTAAGATCCCGACAAACCTGAAAACACCATTGCGGGACGGAGACGAAGAACGCCCAGACCGTGAGGAGTTCAAAGGCATGTACTTCATCTCGGCAACAAGCAAAACCAAACCACAAATCGTAGATGCACAATTACAAGCTATTATCGACCCGACAGAATTTTATTCCGGTTGCTACGGTCGTGCGTCGATTAACTTCTACGCATACAGCGTGAACGGCAATCGCGGCATTGCATGTGGTCTGGGCAATCTGCAAAAGCTGGCTGACGGGGATTCTTTCACAGGCCGTAAGCGTGCAGAAGACGAGTTCACTGCATTCGCACCGGCGGACGACGGGGATGATTTCTAATTGGCTATTCTAAGTATCGACATCGAAACGAGATCCGGTGCAGACTTGAAAAAGTCCGGTGTGTATCGGTATGCGTCTGATATAGATTTTGAGATTTTGTTATTCGCTTATGCAATCGACGATCTGCCTGTTCAGGTCGTCGATCTGTATATGGATCAATTGCCTTTGGAAATCGTTGAGATGCTGACCGATCCGAGTGTCGTGAAGTGCGCATTCAATGCGAACTTCGAGCGTACTTGTATCGCGTCGCATTTTAAGATCGAGTGCGACCCAGCACAGTGGATCTGCACGATGGTATGGGCAACAACACTCGGCTTTCCAAATAGTCTCGACAATGTTTCGAAGGTATTGAATTTAGCGGACCAAAAAGATGCGGCAGGGAAACGGTTGATAAGACAGTTTTGTACGCCGCCTTTTTTATCGCCAAAAACGGACCCAGACAAGTGGGAGCAGTTTAAGGAATACTGTCGGCAGGACGTAGAGGTAGAACGGGCTGTACGGCGCAAGCTAGAGCGTTTCCCAATGGTTGAATGGGATCTGTGGTCACTAGATCAAAGAATCAATGATTATGGCGTTCAGCTTAACCGTGACTTGGTTGAGAAAGCCATTGAAGCAGATAAGATCAACGAGGATGCGCTCATTACTGAGTATGTGCAACTAACTGGTATTTCAAACCCAGATAGTCTGCCGATGATGAAAAAATGGTTGGCTGAAAAAGGAATGCCGGTAGACTCTTTGACCAAGGACATCGTGAAAGATTTAATCAAGTCGGTGAAAGATCCATTGGTCAAACGGGTACTACTCATTCGACAGGAATTGGCCAAGACGAGCGTTTCTAAGTATTATGCGATGCAACACTGCATCTGCGATGACAATCGTGTACGAGGGCTATTGCAGTTCTACGGTGCGTCGCGGACGGGACGGTTCGCCGGTAGATTGATACAGGTTCAGAACTTACCGCAGAACAAGTTGGAAGATCTGGACTTGGCAAGGTCGCTTCTGGCAGACGGACGTTTCGATGAAATAGATTTACTATTCGGAAACATACCGGACACGTTGTCGCAATTGATCCGTACCATGTTGGAACCGGATGCGGGTTGTCGGTTTATTGTCTCGGACTTTTCGAGTATTGAAGCACGGGTACTGGCGTGGCTGGCGAACGAGAAATGGGTCATGGACGTGTTCGACGGGCACGGCAAGATCTATGAAGCCACGGCAGCGCAGATGTTTAACGTGCCGGTAGAGACGATCCGTAAGGGACATGCGAACTATGAGTATCGTGCCAAAGGGAAAGTGGCGAATCTGGCGTGCGGGTACGCTGGCGGGGTAAACGCCTTAAAGAAAATGGGCGGCGAGAAAATGGGCCTGACCGAGCAGGAAATGCAGGACATTGTGACGAAGTGGCGAAAGGCGAACGCTAACATCGTGAAGTTCTGGTATGACGTAGAGAATGCGTGCAAACGTGCCGTGGCTGAACGGGTAGTAGTCCGATTGCAACATGGCATTGTGGTCAGCATTGAAGCGGGGATCTTGTTTATTCGGTTGCCGTCTGGTCGTCGTCTGTCTTATGTCCGACCACGATTGGAAATCAACCAGTTTGGAAATGAGCAGATTGCTTTCATGGGAATGGATTCGATATCGAAGCAGTGGTCGCAGCAATACACCTACTCAGGCAAGCTGGTGGAGAACATTGTTCAAGCCGTGGCACGGGATTGTTTGGCCGTGGCGATGATGCGATTACATAACAGCGGATACCGAATAAACCTACACGTCCACGACGAAGTGGTGCTGTCTGTACCTATTGGGCAATCCAGTGTGGAAGAAGTAGAAGCGGTCATGGCCATACCGATTGACTGGGCGAAGGGTCTGAACCTGACCGCCGGTGCATTTGAATGTGACTACTATAAAAAGGACTGATACTGTGAAAGTCGTCGAATGGACTGTGAAGCGTTATGAGAGTACGGTTGTCGAGTTCCCAGACGGCGAATCTGCGGATTCGTACCGGGTAGAGATGAAACAAAAGGGATACACCGAAAAGGATCTAGGCTCGGTGTACGGTGTGAACACTTGGTTATTTGCCAAACTGACGGCGTGTGACTTAATCAAAGAAGGGCAGGAAGTCCACGAATGAATGTCGAACTGATAGCGCACACGAAACTGGTGGCAGGGGAATTGCACGTTGAAAGTGACACAGGGCATTTGACCGCAGTACAAGACAGCAAGGCAGTTTCCTTAATTGCGATCCGCACTTGTTACAGTCCGAACAAACCATCTGAAATCTTGGATCTTGAAGGCAGCAAGTACTTCGGTGATGCGGAGAAAGAAGCAAACCGCTTGATTAACATGATCTTTAAGAGCAAACATACCAGTACACTTGAACACGTCAATTACACGTTTGCCGTGGAAGGTGTGAGCCGTTCACTGCTGGCACAGCTAACAAGACATAGGCACATGAGCTTTTCGGTTCAATCGCAACGGTACGTGAAGTTTGGGTCGCACGATAAGTCTGGCGGGTTTGATTATGTCGTACCACAGACCGTGTTAAACGGTAACGACATCGCGGTCGGTGTGTACATGGACGCGATGGAATACCTGCAAGACACCTATGATTCGTTGCGTGCAGCGGGCATACCGGCAGAAGATGCACGGATGGTATTGCCTAACGGGGCGACGTGCAATATGGTGCTGACGTGCAACCTGCGAACGTTCTTGGAGTTCTACGAAAAACGCAAAGAGGGGAGCGGCGCACAGTGGGAAATTGCCGAGCTTGCAGAGAAGATGCGGAGCGAAATTGTGAATGTCGAACCGTGGATCGAAAATCTGTTTGTGTGATCTGTGGATTAACCATCGGGGAGAAAGACGTGGCAGATGGTACCAAATGCGCACGGTGCGTGAAGGAATGATTGATGATTTCATCAACATGACGCAGGGACAGTTGTTTATAAAGTACTGGTGGTTGTATCTTATACTTTCTCTTATAGGCGGAATTGTAGCGGGGTGGATGCGGAATGACTAAAAACGAAATCGAAATTGCGGTTTTGCAGGAAGTAAAAGAAGATATTGAAAGTTTACTTAATGCAGAGGTATTCGAATACATTCATCGGAACATGGCGATCAATGCCAAAAGGGGAATCAATATGGCGTTGCATATTGTACAAGTTGCAATTCAAGACCGAGGCGAGGATGATGCGGAATGAGCGAAAAAGTGAAGTTGCCGAAGCAGGTATGCGATGCGTTGGATTTTGCAGTCAATGAAACAGAAATGACAAATACACAAATAGTCAAAGCCGTATATCACAAAGCCCATGCTTTTGACGAACTAGAAATTTTAAATGCACAAGATTCTAATGAAATCATGCGTGCATTGGTACTAGGTTATGAGCCGGAGTTATCGGCGGAGGAAAAGTTGAAAAATTTGTACATGGAATATGAAATTGAAACAGAATATTGTAACGGTGTTCAAAATGGAATAATAAAAACACTCGAAATGTTAGAAATCCGCTACGATTGGATGGAGGATGCCGAATGAAACTGAACACCCAAGTCAAAAAGTTAGTAAAAGTGTGGGAGGATGCGGAATGAGCGAAAAAGTGAGATTACCGAAAGATGTCTGTGATGCGTTGGATGATGCAAGAAGTTTTCTTAAAGATTTTGATTTTACAATTTTAGAAATGACACATCATAAACAATGGAGTACTCCAAATTTGCAAATATTAAATCAACAAGATTCTGATGAAATCATGCGAGCATTAGTATTGGGATATGAAGCAGAGTTATCGCCCGAGGAGCAAACAATCCAATTGTGGAACAAATCTAACCCTTATGTGAAAGATGGAATTAAACAAACCCTTTTAGCTCATAACATCTATTACAACTGGATGGATGAGGAATGACTTATAATGCAAATCAACTGTACAATGAATTGTACGAACATTTTTTAACTCGTCGTAGTCAGCTTTTAGAACAAATTCTTACCCCTAATGACGGTATATATACTGATGAACATGCGTTTAGAGCTGGTCAATTTAGAATGGTGGATGAGGTATTAGAAAAGTTGAGAACTTTTAATTTCATGCCAGAGGAGATGAATGATAATGAAATATCGTAAAAAACCAGTAGTAATTGAAGCATTCCGTATGGGGATTGACCATATTCCTGATTGGTTTATGGATAAAGTATCACACTGGACAATCACCCTTCGCAGCAATGCACCTGAAGATTGTCATATCATGGACCGGAAGTATTATCAATCATGGTGTGAGATTAAAACCCTTGAAGGCGTCATGACTGGTGATTATGGCGATTACATTATTCTTGGTGTTAAGGGAGAAATCTATCCTTGTAAACCAGATATTTTTGAGATGACTTATGAGTTGGTTGGTGATTACGAGTGAAATATATTTCAGTTTTAGTCATTATTTTATTACTTACAGGTTGCCAGCCATATTATGCCGAGAATCGTTTTGATGGTGCTGGTGAATACTTAAACGGAGATACAATGAAATATATTATTGATAAGAAGACAGGTTGTAAGTATATCCTTTTTAGTAAAGGTATTGCTCCACTATACAAAAACAGTAAAGAAGTAGATTGTAACGAGGAGAATATAAAATGAATGGTATCTGGATTCGTAAAGAAGATGAACTATTTTTGATTCAAGGAGTTTTTATCAGAGAGCGTGAAGGCTTTTTTGATATGGTAGGTACATCTCATAAAAGCTGTTATGAATTATGCAGAAGTACAAATAAAAAGTATCTTGATATCATTCTTAATCAAATTCAAGAAGCAATTATCAATAAAGAAAGTGTTTTTAGTATTTCTTTATCTGTTAATACATTTAGGGGGTAAATAAATAATGGCTGGTTTTGATGGTTTTGTTGGACATCTTGTTAAAGATTTATTGGATAAAACTCCTGTTGATTTATATCAAGACACTAATCAATCCAAAGCTATTGGGGGGTATTCTAAATTGAATCAAAAGATTAAGCTACCTGAAGAAGTTTGTGTGGCATTAGATAAATTAAAACCTAAAACATACGGATTATCGCATCTTAGAATTGCTACAATGATTATTGATAAATCCAATAGTGATTTTCATATTAGCTATTTTACTGAAGAAAATGCAGATACCCTTTTAAAAGCAATAATGTATGGATATGAGTCGGATTTATTACCTGAACAAAGAATGAAGCAGAATTGGGAAATGCCTTATTATATGAAAAATATCTCTACATCGGAAGCATATCAAGAAGGAATTAAATCCGCACTGCGCATTCATGGAATTAAATACGATTGGATGTTTAATAAAAATGACTTATAATGCTACCACACTTTATAAAAAAGCCTATGAAAGAATTCTTCAGTATCGTGCAGCAACACAAAAAGACCATGATAATAAATCAACAAATATCATTGAAGATTATTATCATGGTCACTTAGATGCTATCGATACTTGTTTAGATATTTTAAAGTCTACACATATGATTCTTGATATGGACGATGACTTTTAGGAGGTTTTAGAATGGATTCAATTTGG